CTATCCAACGACCATCGTGCAAAACTGTTTAAACAGCATAAGTGCCAAAGACATAAATATCCCGATTGCTGCCAAGTAACTACCATTGCTCATTAACCGTCCACCACGGCCATCACCAAAACCTGATAAGATCAACCCGCCAGCCTTGCCAACAATGCACACCGCAAATATAGCAAGCACACCATAGACATAGTATTTTGCGTCAGGGCTTGCCCCGGTAATTAAATCCTGTAAACCGGCGGCATGACTGACGGATGGAATACACCAAGCGAACAGTCCTACTATTTTTCGCATAATACTGCCTCCCGCCAATTATTTACCGCGTCATCGCTAATAACCAGCACATTATCACCCGGTAATTTAAAACCTCTCTCGACTATATAAATTTGTCTTTCCACGCCGGTGATAGTATTAGCGACCGTACAAGTGCTAGTTTGATAATCAATTGTTATACGCTCCCAGCTTTTTGATTGTTTCAAAAGCCATAGTCTAGCCCAGTTTATTGCTATACGCCGCAGGGGATTAGCTACTGGCTCAATGTAGTAGAAATATGGCAAGGTCTGAGTGCTTCGTTTAATCCGTCCGCTTTCTGTCAAAGCCCTCAGCCTTCGCTGGGTGACTCGCGACGATGGAAATATTAGCACCTGTATTTGCTGAGTGTCCAGCACTCCCCATTCCTTCAACGTCTCGATTAGTCGGGAGTTCCGTTGGTAACCCTGCCGCCGGAAATTTATCGACATATTGCACCTCCTCCGGGTCCAAATATGGCGTTTGTATTTCGGTAATCTCTCTGCCGATCCGCAAATATGCGCGGCCTGGAATAGCTGGCAATGTTGCACCTTCGCCCGAATCTAGGATAATCCGGCTGTCAACATCTGATATTGTCTGATAGCATAGCCGCCCGGAAAAGTTCGCCTTTGCATCACCGAAAGACTTAGACAGGAATATTTTTGATGATGGACGCTGAGTAGCTGCAACAATGCAAATGCCTGACGCTCGGCACAAGCGGAGCAATGTTTCTAAATCTTCCTGGGCATCTTTATCCTTTAATTCGGCCAGTTCGTCAATCACCAGAACTATGTACTGCATTTTGCTGTGCCGATTATATTTTTTTATATCAACGCAACGAGATTTTTTTAATAGTAGTTGTCGTTGCCGCATTTCCTGGACAAGTCTCGCCAATGCTTGACACGCCGTATCAATGTCGGTGACGAGCAATACCTGATTTTCTAAGTAGTTGTATTCCGACATTTTTAAATCAATCAAAATTATTAGTGGTGGCTCTGGCAATCTCAGTAGTGAATTGACTATCACATGTATAGCATTACTTTTCCCCGCGCCGGTTGTGCCACCAACTAGCAGATGTGGCAAAGTAGCAATGTCGATTACCTGTAACCCGTTTGTACTGTAGCCGATCGGCACCGGCAAAATGCCTTTTAGCGGATAGTCACGGGGATACTCAAAATAATTGCCTAATAGATTAGTGCTTATCTGCAAAACAGCCATTTTGCCAGCTTGCACAATTGAAGTATTAACCTTATTGCCGCCAGCAGAATCCTTAAAATAATCTAATTTACTGTAAAAGTCCTTAAAGCTAATTCCTGGCGGCAGCGCAATAGTAAACGTATATCCGGTTGACGTTCTTTTCTTCGCATGTATCTGTGGCCGTTTTTCTTCGGCCCACAACGCTTCTATAGTTTCAATTACAGCAAGGGGAATATCCCTGCCAAGCATAGGCATAATAACGGCCCGTATATCGTTTTTTATTTCGGTTAGTATATTCAACGTATGTACACCTCCTTCCAGTTTTTATAAATATACGCACATATACGGCATAAATTGCCTGTCTTGCGTATATTTATATAAATAAAAAGTCCCGGAGATTAATCCGGAACTTCTTCGAAGAGGTCATCTATTTTACACCCTAGTTTTTTAGCTAATTTAATCATCGACACACTATTTGGTTGCCCCTGTTGCCGTTCCCACCTGTTGTACAGCGATTTGTTAACGCCAAGAAAAGCAGCAAATTCTAGTTGATTCATTTCATATTTATGTCGAAAACTTTTTAGTTTATTTTTTAGCATAGCCCACCGCCGCAGAAATATAATGTTAAATTACGATATTCTATTCTGCGATGCTATTTCCCTTTAACTTTTCTGTCAAACAACCACTTCGACAGCCAAGGTATTTTTATCGTAAATTTGAAGTCAGGAATTGAAATCTTCATGCTGCCACCGCCAACGGCTGTAAAGCATCTAACAATGCCGCAGGAGTAATCCCGTCAGCATATACCCCCGGCAATACATCTAAGCCCCCAGCCCTCAGTATCCGCGCCACAGCCTCAGAACAGTTTACTGTTACCTCACCATCGCCGGGAATCTGCTGGCCTGTAATTTCACGCAATCCACCATTTATACAATCAATCCAGCCATAAGGTGTATTCAAAAGCCGCTTTGCTTCTAGTTCTGCATCGTCTATGTCAGGCACATCGACAGTGATAATAGTCGTCTTGTGACCATCATAGGCGGTAAGTGGTGACTTAACAAAACCGTTGTCTAATGCCTCTAAAATTCCATCAAGCATAAATATAGCGGCGTGGCTTGGGTCTGCTCCTGGGCCTTCAACGGCATCGATTATGCGACCAAATACCGTTTCTGGATATGAGAATAAAACATTTACCTTCATTATATATATGCACCTCCCCATATATAGAAAAAAGGCCCGATCAAAGACCGGGCCAGCACCTTAAATCTTGTCTTTTAAATCTTCTAAACCTTCCTTTAACCCGGCGACAAGGCCAGCCAATGCACCAGTCATAGCCGCTATTTCAATAGAATTACGAGTCTTAACCCAAAGACTCTTTGTAGTAGAGATTTCAGCAGTAAGCTCCTTTACTTTTGCTGTAATACTATCAGCAATATCCGTGGTAGTAGATGTAGTAGTGGTTACTATACTCGTAATAACGGCGGCTTCTGCGGCCTCGGTAGCGGTATCAGTAATATCAGACACAGTAGATTCCTCCTCGGTTGTAGTATCGGTTGTGGTCGTGGTTTCGGTTGAATCAGTAGAACTATCGGTAGTTGAATCGGTAGAAGTATCAGTTGAATCATCTGTTGATTCAGTTTCCGTTGTAGTATCAGCATCGGTAGTAGTATCAGTCGTTTCCTCCGTTGTAGTTGTATCGGTTGCAGTAGTTTCAGTAGCAGTTTCAGTCGCTTCTGTGGTATCGGTTGCCTCCGTGGCAGTGGTTTCCTCGGTTGTCGTTACTGTGGTTTCATCAGACATAAATGAACACACTCCTTTAATTTTATTAAAATAAATAGCCATCTGTTTTGATAACAGTGGCCAAATACTTTGCTTATTAAACTCTGCTTGCATAATCGGTCACGCCCCTAGCAATTGCCCTCGCCATTTGTTCCTGCCATGATGGCGTAGACAATAGCTGTGCCTCTTCGTCATTACTGATAAACGCCATTTCCACCAGACAGGCCGGGGCGTTAGTATGAGTTAATACATAAAAATTAGCCTCTCTTAATCCGCGCCCTTGCCGATCAGGAAAGGTGTTACGAATTTGGCTATAAATGTAGCCAGCTAAATTGTCGCCATCGGTTTGCCCTGGCGAAGTCCATACCTCAAAGCCCTTTGCCTCTTCGCTGATTGCTGAATTACAGTGCAGTGAAACAAAAACATCTGTGCCCCACTCGTTGGCTACAGATGTTCGATAACTTAATTCATCAGTTTTGGGATCTTCCCACGCGTCACGGGTCAGTTTAACTTCACAGCCAGCCGCTTCTAAGTATTGTTTAACCAGTCTGCTAACCACCAGGGCAATGTCAGCCTCCTGCAAACCAGAATTTTGATTTATCGCGCCGGGGTCAACAGTACGCCCAGCATGACCAGGGTCACATACTACTCGCATTTTACATACTCCCTTTCGGCGTGTTCCAGAGCGAATCAGCCCCATACTTGCCAAGTACATATACACCCAGCGCCCACAACTTTTCCAGGTCTAGCTGCGTATATCCTAACTGATTCGCCAGCCACGCCACGACATACAAGATAGCGAAGGCTGTTGGCAGTAATCTGTGATTATCAATAATGTTCATGCGCTCACCTCATTATTTTAGATGTTGAAACTGTTCAATATATTTTCCAACTGTAACAGTATAGGTTATCGCCGTTCCGACTATTGCTGCCGAACCGGATAAAACAGGTATCAACCAGGTAAGCATCTTCACTCCACCTTTTGACTTGTTATTATCAGTTTCTAACGCCAAAACTCTTGCATCAATGGTAGACTCTGTACCGATATGAGCATCTAACTTTGCCTCTATCCTGGCCTGCCCTTTTATAATCTCTAAAAATGCGTCCATCGGTACTTGAATTTGGTTTTCACCCATCCCTCACCCTCCCCACTAGAAATTAACCTCATACAACGCCGCCCCGCCGACCGTTGCAGCAATATCGCCGCGGTCAAACTTACTATCTGCCCACCTTTCTTTTGCATACGCAACACAAAACACCGCCAGAGTGCGCTCCAACGGTGTAAATTTTGTGTACCTATGTAATTGATCGCTGATAATATAGCCCGCGCCAAGATGTGCCCATTTGTCGAGTGGCATACTGTCTTCAATTTGGTGGACAGTATTTGCGTAACAAATTGGCATGATGAGCATAAGCAACAATATTAATAGTGTAGTTCGCGTATTATCACCCTCCCAAACTAAAAAGAGCCTAGTGGCTCAATTAATACATATATTCATTTCTCTATCTAGCCACTCTAAAAAGGCTAAAACATCAATAATTGAGTATCCGCTATTTATTGCTGAATCAGATAGATAGTATTCTCGTACAAACGAAGTGATAAGTAATACTAAATCCATTTCAAGCATCTGCGCTAGATATTGCCTTATTTTATTTTTAGTAATCTTATCATTTATTCCGCTATCTGTTGCTCCCTCATCAAAGGCATAAAGAGAGTCTAATAAAGAGAAAAATTCGCTTTGTTCCATACTTTTAGCTCCTTATCTTCCCCGTGTCTTAACTCGTTGTCGTTGTAGTCGTCGTATCTAACACATCTGTTGCATCGCTTAAATCATCGGTAGTTTTAATATACGCATAGCCAAACTTTAATATATTTGTTGTGCTAGTCAGATCATAGCTAGTCGTGAAAAACTGTTGCCAAATACATGGCGTTGTCGTAGTATCAGCAGCCGTTTTTGATACCCACGCCTTAACATCATAAGTAACACTCGACTTATTGCCTACATAATCACTTATTTTTATATAGGCATCTGTAGCTGATAAACCAGAATCCAGCGTTAACGTTTTTTGTAATCCCATAAACTCACCCTCCTTTAATTTACATGGCATTTATATTCAAAGGTCACGACTGAAGCAGGAGCCGCGTCAAGAGCTAATGTCGCACTACTTGACGTAACGGAACTTATATAATAATAAGAGGCACTACCTAGCGAAGAAGTTGGCACAATATGAAAATCTGCGGCAGTCGGGGTAACAGCGCAACCATGCGAAAATGTAACTGATGTTGAAGTAGCTGTTACAGTAATCGTACCTTTTGAACGGTCTTTAAAATTCGGTTCGCCAATAGGTTGTAATGGTGCTGCACAGCCTATAACTACACTAGCCCAATATACATCTGCTGTAGCGTCTGTATCTCCGTCTAAAGCTATGCCAAAAATTACTTTTGTAGCTGTGCTTGAAACAGTAAAAGTTCTTGAGACTATTCGCCTTACCCCATCACCAGTAAGATAACCGCTTACTTCGGCATTATTTTCAGTAGTAGAAGATGTAGTGTAATCACTTACATACAGCAATAAAGAATTATCTGTACTTGTAGCAACTTCGGCAAAGAAAGTCACAGTCATACCGCGTAAGTAATATGGATTAATAGCAGTTTGATAGAAATGGCCTCTTGTTGTAACGCTTTTAGACAAAGCTACCATGTTGCCAGCCGGTGATGTTGTATCACTTGTCACTGTATCTGTGCAATCTTTTGTATCCCATTTATCCGTACCATATTTAAATTGAGGATTTAGTATTTGATTTTGAGGCGATTGGATAAATGCTAAAAATTGCGGAACATTATCAACGTTCTGATTTTGTATTGCCATTCCGCTGATGTTTGCAGCCGTTAAATCTTGAAAAGTACAATCTCCTTCAGCAGAAGCAAATTGTATTGTAGTCCCGCTCGCGCTACCGCCAACCTGTTTAAATGTACCTGTAGAGCTATCATCATGCATATTAACATTTGTAAATGAATGTCCCCATCCAGCCAAATAGATTCCGTAGCGCGTCCCAGTATCGCTAGAGTTTGTATCTTGTATAAGCAGATTATTTACTGCTATATTAGAAATTTGGCCTTTAGTAGTGCTGGCTCTTGTTATATAAAAACCTATCCCACTATCTCCAATTCCAATAATATTGATATTATTAAACTCGTTTGCAGTTATCCAAGCCGAAGACGAGGCTGCAATTTCGCATTTAACACCGTAAAGTGAGTTTCTTATCTGTAAATTATTAAAACTGTTATTCCAAACGCCCTTGGATGAGCTATATAGATAAAACCCTGTGTAGTTTCCTATTGCTGAGGTTGTAGTATCAACGATTATATCTCTAAACTTATTTTTTATTATACTTGTTGTAGTGCCATAAAGATAAAAAATACTTGATGTATTAGTGGTATCAACTTGTATTTTTAAATTAGAAACATCTGCGTTTACAACATTCGTCATATCAAAGCAGTTAATATCACCACTAAAGTATAGTATTGAAGTTGGCCCTTGACCGACGATTACTAATCCATTTATATAATCCGCAGTAAGTGCAGAAGATAATAAAAATGTATGCCCTGCTGGAATAAGCAGCCCCAAACTATTCTCCAACACATAACTTGCCGCTAATAAAAAATCCTCAGTATCATCTGTTGTCCCATCCCCAACACAACCAAAAGCCCGAATATCAACCAGTGGCCCTTTTGCTTTTATATCTGCAAGTTTCGCTGTCCCAGTGTAGTTAGTTAGCCCGGATACATCAGCCGCCGCCGATGCCTCTGCATGAGCTTTTGCTTCTTCTTCATACGTTGCCGCATTCTCTTCACTGTTCTTGGCATTTGCCGCATATTTTTCTGCATTAGATTCACTTGTCGCGGCGTTAGATTCGCTTGTAGCCGCTGCCGTTGCTGCAACATCAGGGTCACTCGCTAATTCCCAACCTGTAGCAGTAGAGTTCCATTTGATCGTCTTCCCCGCCGTTGGCGTAGGAAGTGTCATATCAACGGTTGACGTATCAACAGAAACAGGAGCCTTTAAGCTCCTGTCTAATGTCTCCTGCTGTTGTTGGTTAATCATTGTCAGCTTATCAAATTCGCCTTCGTGCGTTTTAGCAAAGTATTCACCTTGATTCTGAAGACTGATACTTTGCGTTAGGCCAATTTCTCTTGCCAGCGTTATAGTATAGTTACTGTCAAGGCTTGCCGCTGCTGAGTATGTGACTTCCTTATTTGTAGTGTCAACCGTGAAGCCACTTGTTATCTCGGTTGTTGTACCATCATACGTCTGGTAAAGATGAATATCGCTGGACTCTGTAATATCAAAGGTATATGCAAATACATATGTAGCGCTGTTACAGGTATAAGTATTTTTTGTCACGGTGTTTGATACTGTCATGTAATCCCTCCTTTTTGGATAAAAATTACAGGGTTTTTCTTCCAAATGTCGAAAATTGAATATGCGCCCAGGCTGGAAAGGATGATTTAATGGATGATAAGGAAATTGCAAAGGATATACTTGTTTCGCTTATAGAAAAAGGGCATTTAAGTTTTGACGATTACAATCTAAGAGTTAACAAATCATCATGCGAGCAAATTAATCAATGTATAATCAACGAAACGGCTAGAGCTTACAAATTAATTTATAAATTAATTACTAATAGCGATTAACGGTTAAAAACTATCTGGTAAATAGCCTGGGTATTTTCTCTAATTTCACGTACCATATCAGGAGTAATATAGTTAATATGTTGACCTTTCAATTGCTCAACTAAGTTAGTATTCAAATCAATTAAATCATCTAATAGCTTGTCAATTTTTTCTGCCTTATTTCCCATTTTATACATCTCCTTAACTTTTTTGGATAAAATAAAAAGGAGTAGCGAGTGCCACTCCTTGAAAGGGGAAGTTATATGCTTGAAACTGTATGGACGTTTATTTGTTACATACTTGGCATATTTATGGCGGTTGGATTAATCGGCGCTATTGTAACAGGTTTTGAAGATGCATTTCATAAGCACGGAACTTTAAATGTATTAGTATTTTTCGCGATTCTCATATTGATAATAGTCGGCGGTTTATTGGGCGGTCACGGAAGTCATGGTATGCTAGATTAATTTTTCCCCAGTGCCTTCTTAGCTAGTTGTAATATTTTAGCGTTGTTAGTATCAATCTTTTGCCGTTTTTGCTCTGCCGATAAATTGACGTTGCTTGTAATACCTCTATTTTCTTTATGCAAATCCTTTATAGTCTGTTCAGCAGTACGGAATTTCTTTAAGTCTGCTGGTACTATACCTTTTTTACCCGTAGCAGCATGGTTCTTTTCCATTTCATCAAGTTTTTCGTAAAACTCATTAACAGAGTTAGAATTTTTAAACGATGTATAAGTAAGCCCACGAACTCCTGGAATCTCGTTCCAGTTTTTCGCGGGCATTTCTTTTTTGTCGCCTATGAACGTATCACCTAACCCAACAAAGAATTTACCTGCACTGCCTAAATAACCATTTATCGTATTATCAATTTTTTCAGGAGATAATCCAGTTGCTCTTCCTAATTTCTTAGCTGCTTCTGAAGTATAGTCATTGAATTGGTATTCATCAGGTAAACGTTGTTCTTTCTTGCCCACTACAGATTTACCAGTAAAGAAACTGTAATTAGTCATCCACTCAATTATTGGACCTACAAGTGTAGGAATAACATTAGGTGCAAAACCTTGTGCTGCATATGATACCCATTTCTCCACTGCTTTTGGGTCTTCACCGTATGCTTTATCTAATGCCCTTTCTACAGCAGAACCAAAGAATATTCCCGGTTCGAACGGTTTCGGAACACGAATAATTGTCCCATTGTGTTCAAGCAGCCAACATCCGTTCTTTATATCGTCAGATAGTTCTTTATACCAATCCTTGTCATGATTCATAAGCCATGTAACAATACTTGGCAATGTTATATACATCAATGCAAGTGGTATTGCTCGTTTAGGGTTATTAATCATTCCCCTTATAAACCTATCTCCACCCTGTAATGCCGCATTGAAAAAAGGTATTACCTGATTAATCTGCCGCGTAAGTGTTCCAGCGCGGCTAAAATCAAGCGTTACATTCTTAGCAAGTAGTCCAGCCTCATCAATACTCTTCCCTTGCTGTCTGGCACGTTCGAATTCTCTTATCCTTGTTCCTGATTCTGCCGCCTCAGATACTTCCCTAAGTCCATCATATCCCGCCCTTATATATGTTAATGGGTTCTCCCAGTTCTTGCCGTTAACCGCTTCATCAATCATTCTATTTACACCTTTGCGATCAAGACCAACAAAGGCCGATAGTGGAGCGCCAGAAGCTTTAAATTCATAAGCTAATTCTTTATCTTTAACAAGTGATAAAACGCCTTTTGCAGTATCAAGAACTGGTTTAAAACCTGTTTCGGAGTAAATACCAGCCGTTAACGTGTCGCGAATAAGATTTCTAACTACAAAGTCAGGCGAAATCGTAGCCCCAACTCTTAACGCTTGTGCAAATGGCTTAAAGATACTAATTAACATATTTGCTGATGCTTGATTCATGCTCATTATCGCTCGGTAAAACTCTGGAGTAGTTTGAAAAGCCTGCTTTTTACCGTCTACCATTACTGTAAATATACTGGATTTAGCATCGCCAGAACCACCAGAAACAGCTTCGGCAAATTCACCTAATCCACTTTCCTTACTCAAAGCAACAAAGGTTTGTGCTACCTTATTTCGTTCTGCTGCGCTTAATAATGTGTAAGTATTTTTAATAAGGTTTTCAAGCGGGTCAATAACATTTCGCGTTGATCCCTCATCCGTCAACTTTTTCAGCGGATTAGATACATTGCCAATCTTCTTACCTGTAGCAAAGGTATTTTCCATTGCAGCCTCGTCAGAAAACTCTCTGCTCATTGGAACATAGTTCTTATATTTTTGGTGCAATGCGTCAACTGTCTTTTGACTAATTAGGCCGCACTCCTGAGCTATACTTAATAGGTTGTCGCTGTATTGGTATACTTTTTCGGTTAAATCATCTAACTCTTTTGGAGCGTTTTTAACAATAGTTTCTGCATCAGCATTTGACATTGGCCCTTTGTACTCTGTACTATTGGCTTTTTTCAACGCATCCTCAGCTTGCTTAAATTTGGTCGTTGCTTCATCAACAATTTCTTCTGCTTTAAGCACAGCAAAACGATGTTGAGTATAACTATTATGTTTGTTCTTTCTAACATTATCAAGATTGGCTTTAGCATTGAATAATTCTTGTCTTGCTATATTGTAGGCTTTTTGATACTCTGCTCTTACATCTAAAGTTTTAACCTTATAATTTTCTAATTGCTTTTTGGCTGTCAATAAAGTGCTGAGTGCTTCATGCCAATTTTTAAAGTTACCGTTTTGCAGGTAACCAGGATATTTTCCATCTAGATTTTTTTTGTCAAGACCATTGAATATTTCTTTCATCGTGACATCATAACGAAGTTTATTATTATATATCTTATTAAGAGTGTCTCGTACTAAAGTTGGGTTATCATCCCAAACTAGCATTTCGGCCCTCGCAAGCGCGGACGTTTGAACCATCCGCGCCTTTTTATATGGATTTTTTTCATACTTTAATTCTTGGCCTATTTGTTTTTCGATAGCTGCCGACTGCCGCGCCAGATCCACCTTGTCATCAAAAAACGCCTCATATGCTTTATATGCAGCGTTTGTAGCCTTATCTTTTATTGTATCGAATATCCCTGTATCATTGCCGAATGACACACCGCCGCGTCCTCTGGCTTCTGGTGATTGGTTAAACCACCTTTGCATTTTATCGCCAATATCTTGAACTTTTACAGCTAAATCTTTGTTTTGGCCAAGCTTATCAACAAAATCGTTGTAATATCCAGGGAAGTTTTGTTTTGCTTTCGCCGGATCGGTTAGATACTGGCGAGTAAATTCGGCAATTCCTTCGGCTCTACGCTGTTCCGGTGTATATTTATCATAAATCTTATTGCCTCCCCAAATATTATCAGCGGCAGAAATTAATTCACTATCATGACCGGATATTTTTAATTGCTTATCCAAATAATGCCCAACCTCGTGTGCTTGCGTATCGAAGTCGCCGAAGTTTCTTGACCGGATAACATCTTTATCAACCTTAAATATTCCTTTTGCCCCGGCAAAGCCGATTCTGCCAGTTCTGGAAGTAACCAAGTCATTAACAGTCTTATTAATCTCTGCACGTGTTACTGGCTTAGCACTACCTGTTCCATTTTTAGTCGAAGGCGTTCCTAGTGCGGCCTGTACATTATCAGGGATATCCGAAGTATAATGCTTATTTACAATGGCCTTTATATCATCATTGGTAAGATGTTTGCCGCTTTGAATCGCTTCGTTTAATTCTTTTTCTATTGCAGCATCCTTTTCTTCATCGTACAATGCAAATTTTTCTGGCGTTTTCCCTTCACTTATTCCTTCTTCTTGAATTTCTGCCGCTTTTTCTTCGCCTAGAGTTTTTCCCACCGCTTTCTCTTCACTCGTTAGTGGCTTATTATACTCAATTGACTCCTGATCTTCTGTAGCGGCTCGTGAGCCTGTTTCTTCTTCGTTAGATACGTTTACATTAGCTTCGCCATTTTCTGCCATTCTAGGCCGTTCTTCGGATTCATTTTTTAGGTCATCCATTATCTTGCTTACATAAGCTTGCGTTTCCTTATACGGCGGTATCCCACCATATTTTTTTACTGCTTCTGGTCCAGCGTTATATGCTGCGAGCGCTTTCTCAGTATCACCGTCAAACTCATCTAAAAGCTGACGAAGGTATTTAGTTCCACCCATAATGTTTTGCCTTGGGTTATGCGGATCAACACCAAGCCCCTCCGCTGTTTCCGGCATTAACTGCATATATCCAATAGCACCTACAGGTGACTTTGCATCCGGGTTAAAACTAGATTCGGCCTTTATAACAGACCTTATTAAAGCAGGTGATACGCCGTATTGTGCAGACGCGTCTTGAATATCTGCATCGACTGTGCCCGGTTGAGCAGATGTATTATTCTGAGTAGGATTATCATGGTCACGTTGCCACCTATCAATACTTGCCGAAATATCTGCGTCTGACATAGAAGCAGTGGCAGTAGCAGCAGGTGCTTCACTACTCATAGCTCCTGGGGTTACTTCTTTTTCAGCGGTTTCTTTGCCTACTTCTTTGGCTGTTTTCATTGAAAAATATCTTTTTCCTTTGCTAAATGTGCCGCCTAATACTCCAGCCAAAGGAATTAGCTGTGATCCTGCCATTAGAACATTAGCGTTCATTGCTTCGGGGTTTTCATTAAATTTTTGCTGAAAATCAGGATCAGACATTATATCAACCAATGGACCGTATGTTAAGTCGCGCCCAACTTTGCCTAGTCCTCCTGATGAGTAAGAATCCATTGCGTTCTCGAATATTCCAGCCGGAGGAATTACCCGATAAATAGTTTCATAACGAAATGTTTTAAGCGCCTGATTACGCTGTTTAACGGCAAAGTCTACGTCATTTTGTGTATATCCGGTTTTAGGTATATATGTCCCTGTCTCATCATCATGATATGCAACTTTATCCAGATCGTCTGTAGTTCTTTGCAATTCGCCATAACTTTGTCTCGCACCCACAGCAAAGTCATGCACTATCTTTAATGTATTAACTGCTGTTTGCGGGTTTGACGGAACTCTTTCCCCGGTAATTGCCGCATATGGGTTTTGCTCCAAATAACTCATAGTATGACTTGCAGCTTCTTTTACATTGTTTACAAATGAATCCTGGTCATTTTTCATCCACCTATCAATTTTTTCGTCAATTGTTTCAGGTGGTGCATAATAATAATTAGCATCAGGATTTTCGCCTGTTTGCACTTCCGTTAATGCCTGTTCCTGCTCCGGAGTAGCCTCTCTATAGCCCATAACATGATTAGCATAATTGGTATCTTCAAATGCCTTCTGAGAATAACCACTAGATAAATAATCAAGACCCTTTTTTACGACATTTTCAGCACTATCAAACGCACCAGTTATATAGTCCCATGCTCCCATACTTTAGTACCTCTCATTCGATAAATCATTCGTACATTGCTCAGCCTTTTGCCGGGCCTTTTCTGGTGTCATACCATTGTCAACAAACTTTTGATAGGCAGTATAATAGGTTTTGTACCAAAGTTTTTGTCCCTCGGTTAACTGCGGTTGTTCTTGTGCTTGCTCGTTTTTATCTTGTATTTCGTAGCCTTTATTTCCTAAAAATGCGTTATATCCATTTTCATAGTACGCAGCTTTGTCATATTTTTTTTGTTCAGCATCAGAAATATCTTCTCCATCTTGTATTCTGGTGTAATATTCTTGGCATAGCCGCGCATTGTTTATATGTCCACCATTTTTCCCATACCCGATCCAAAATTTTTGTTCTGGAGTATAATTTGCTTTTCCACTTGCAATTTTATTTTGAGTTTTAATCTTTGGTTTTATATATTTTGTTTCTAATGTATCTTGATCAACCTTTGATAATCCAGAAGTATGTAAAACACTATACATTTGACTAGTATCATCACCGCATAGCAGCATTTTTTCTGCTACACTGTTTCTTAAATCTTCCCTTTGTTGGTTATATGCAACACGGTAAGTTGTCATATTTGAAGCGTAGATTTTTCTGTATTGCGGTAAATCAGGATCATCTTTATGCTCTTGATTCAATGTAGCCAATGCCCCCATTTCATCACGGCCAAATCGAGTAATTAGATCATCAGATATTTTCTGTGCGTTATAGGCTACGATAGAAGGGTGCATTTTTGATTCTATCCCCATTTGCATTTCAGGCGAAAGTTTATCCTTGTACTGGTTATAAACCATAACCGCCCTTTCTGGGTCGGTTTTAATCGTATCAGTAATGTACTGGCCTAATGCTTTTTGCATGTAAACCGATTTATTGTAGGCGGCTGCATCTCCGGTGATTCCATCATGTTGGCTTTTTAAATCAACTAATCCTAAACAATTAATTACGTTTTGGTTAGCAGACTGCCAGTCCGGTTTATTCTTATCTAACAAATTAAAACTCATATATGCTGCATTAGTTGCTTCATCTGTTGCCAAACTATTATTGTTCTGCCACATTACCTCTTTTTGTTTTGATTCATGGTCAGCGCCAAAATTAGTAATTGTAGCTACATGATTTAAGAGAACACTTGAAAGCATTCTCTTTTGATCATCATTAGTACACTTATTTAGAGTATCAGCCGCAAGTTTTTTAACTCCATCTTCTGCTTGCCATCCAGCACCAGGAGAAATAATCGTGCTTTCCAATCCTGGCGGCGCATTAGGATCATTTTTAACAGTAGTAACTGCGTCCTGACCTTTTAAATTAGCAATTTGATTCTGTAGCCCATTTGCATCCTTTAAAAAGCCGTAAGTCAATCCTTGTACAAAGCTCAAATTATCTTGGTGTTGCTGCTCAACCCGTTCATTATTCAGTTCTTGTCCAAGCCCCATAGCTGCCTTTGCAAAGCCCTGTGCTGCATCATTAACAGCACCTATATTAAGCTGCTTTACATCCATGGCTGGCTCGCGGATTGTTGGAGTTTGTAAATTAACTTGTCGTTGATAACGTGGTACTACAGGCAATTAAATCACCTCATTTCTTATATGTCCATTTGCCCCACAGTGATCCCGTTCCGCCTGTTGATTGATATTTGTTGTATTCACTAGCCAATGTAGTAGCCCCAGTGAGTAGACTTGTTCCAGCGTTCAGCCATCCGGCCTTAGTAGCATTTGACGCTGCTGTTCGATACGCTGACGCTTGACTACGGTCGCTCTGTGCCTCTGTTTCCAGTCCGTATACGGAATTGGCAGTATTGTGGCGAACAGTTAGCGCGTCCATTAGATTTTCATAGTCGGTAGACTGTATTACATCCTGTGCGCTGCCGGAATTTGTATCAATATTAGAAGCGCCGTACATTGCAGTCTGTTTGCCCATCATTGCATTGCCTTGTTTTCTAATCTGCTGTTCCTGATCCGCACCCGACCTTGCAACATTGGCGGCTTGGCTCTCTGCCCTTGCCGCATTATTTTCAGCTATTTTAGCCTGTTGGGCATACGCCGATGATTGAGATTTCGCCGACTGTACTCCAGCAACTGCACTAACTAATGATGAGGCTATCGTTGCCGCAGCTACACACATTTACGCCGCCTCCTTTCTGAATCTCCGTATTGATACGCCGTTATATACTTCCTCTGGGCCAATACTAAAACCAAGCCATGTAAGCCACTTTAAAATAAAGGTATTGTTAGCCGCCGTATAGTTGCCAAGTACGCCGTATCTGTCCAACAGGCTAGTTAATTGAATCCGGCTTTCACGAAAAAATGACATTGGTAATTGATCAATACCGCAAACAAACAGCATCCATAATGAATTAGGTTTAACCACGCCATATATACAGACGATCTCGCCGTTTACTTCTGCAACCCAGCTTTCACAGGAAGACGCATAAGACATAAAAAGAGCGTCTTGACCATTCATATTTGCAATAGCCAAACACTCTTCTACGTCTTCGCCACGCATTCTCGCGCCTATATAGTCAACATCATCTAAGTTTGCTTGTCTGACATTAACCATCGAGCGTCACCTCTGTTACAATAGCAGCTACTGCGATCGGTAACGGATCGCTCATACGAATACATATCCTACCCTTTACACTTGGTGCTGAGTTAAACTGTATCTCTTTATCGCCAGTATAAAGGGCAATCGGTACACCATACGCCTCTGTAGAGCGCATTTTTAGCTCATATAGCTTAGAAAAGCTAGTACCAACAAAAGCCCCGCGTGAATTCTCAAAGCGGATTGTAGCCTTTGTAATGGTCTTATACCGTGTCTGTATTGTCCCATCTTGGGCTTGAAACTCAATATTAAGAGTCTCTAGGTCACAGGTATAAGGTAGCCCGACATGCACTACACTAGCTGAGTAATCAAGAGTAATAGCTCCGTCAGTTACAGTTTTCTGTGGATGCACATTGCCATCCGCTAAGATAGATACTGTTTTGCCTTCAAGGTGATCCAGGCCGCTGATCGTACTTACCGCCGTGTCGCTAGAATAACTAAGCCCACAGTCAACGAAATATTGATCAGCAGGATCATAAACCACAACCTCTTCGCCATCGCTGTTTGTTGATGTAGCCGCATCGGTTACCCGCGCCGCCATTACTTCAACATAGCGCTTTGTTTCACCGTTGATAGTGCGGTTAACAATAAACCACACTTGGTCCCGGTCATCACCAGGAATAACAGCAACACTCTCATATGTGCCATCTGTTTCATGTCGGTGCCAGCCGCAAACCTGCTGCTCTTTGAGATAAGTTAAGCCAAGTAATGTCCCATCGCTACCAATGCACCAGACAATACCGTCCGGCTCTTGTGCGTAGGCCCATTGCTTTATCGTCCGGTTCTTAAACAAATGCTCGGCATACAGCGTCAAATCAACTGCAATATATGACTCAGCCGAATAGTCATAACCCATATCCCGAACAATAGCGCCTTTGCAGCTTGTAAATAATATCCGGTTGCCGATAATTACCGGCTCTAGACTTGATGCACCAAAGTAGCCTTCAGCACTGGCATTTTGTGAAGATGGGGTAAATGCTGTAGAATCACCCGCGCCAATAACCCAATACCCGCCAGCGGTTAGGCCGATAATTTTAGACAGGGCCTTTAGTGACTTTATTGCATTTACCTTGTCATTTACTAACGGAGTAGTAATAGCGTCATCATCTTCCACCGTTGCCGATACTCCAAAGTTGGTATAGTCGCCGCTATTCGAAGTCCACAGCGTTTGAGGTTCGGATTCTGTCGCGCCAAACACTAGCCTATTCTGATAAAACACAACCGCACTAGGCCAGCCTCTTTCTTCGCTCCATGCCCCTTGATACCAGTATTCTGTAGCGTCTGTACTACCAAACTGCTGTTTAACTGTTGCGGTTGCTTCTGTCGTGCTGGTAACGGCTGTTATCTCGCATATGCCATAAGATGTATATGGTTCGAATTGCAAGTCAAAGCGGCAAACGTCATCGCTATCTGTTGAGTCCCACGAATACATCCTCACCCGCAGCATAACAATTTCGTCATCTTCTGTACCAGAATCAGCAATGTTATCTGTGGCACACGAGTATTGTCTTAGTTTCTTCCAGCTCTCCCCGCCATCCTCTGACTTTTCAAGGTACAATACGCCTGTCCATGTGCCATGAGTGGTTAACATCCATGTACCCATGCCTGTTACGCCACCGTTGGCGCCGCTAGATACGGACACTGAACTTGTGCCACCGTAATATGACTGTTTTAGTGTGACTGAACATGATCCAGATTCTAAATCAGATATTGTCGCATAAGCATATCCTCTTGTCGTAGCTACTGAATACTCAAACTCTCCGTTTGCTGTCTCAGATAAAACTGATGAGAAGCTACTATTATCAGTTGAATAATATAGCGTTACTGTGCCACCGCTGTATGTTCCGGAAACAGTCATTGTATATGTAATCGTATAAGAACTGTGGGTGTGGGATGACGACAGAGTATCGGTTTTGTTACTGGAACACACTCCCGAACTTGTAAATTTGCCACTCAAACATTGTGCTTCAATGTCCTGGTCAAGCCTAAACAAAGCCCCAACATGATTAGATGTAAATACATCATCAGAGGCACTAAGCGTAATCTCACCATCAACCGTCAATGTGCCGCTTGGTGTTATCGTAGTATCAGTAAGATTCATTGGCGCAAATGGCCCTAACGTGAAGGCAAATAAGGCTATTGCCCATCTAGTATCACCTGACCTTGTAAGAGTCCTTGGTGCATAATCAGCGTGGGCCAAATACATTACATCGGCAGACTGAGTAAATTTTAAGTCAGGTACATCAGCGATTGGATAAGGTGACGTTATTTGATATATTGCGCTCTGTACCCAGTAAGTAGCCCAATTAGTCCCTGTTCCCGGCTCGTCATCGCTGGTTGACGTGTGGGCCGTAGTGCATCGATATATTAGGCTATTAACTTCAACATAGTCATTTACAGCATAAGCTGTTGACGCTGCCCATGCATCAGCAGATGAAAGCACTAACTGACCGCTATCCCTGTAAAACCGGACATAATAGTCGCCAAATTCTAGCATGTATGCAATCGACTCGTTAAATGAAAACGGTATTAAGTATGCCTCTCCGCTGTCCTTAGTTTCGGCTACAAAGACGGTTCCCGGCCTATTTACTGCTGAACCCTGCGGCTTAACGTAGAAGTTTTTCATCGTTTTACAGCCAGTACCGTACTTTTGTACGTCCTGGCGCGAATCCATGCTTGGCGCGAACTCACCGCCTGTAAAACTGTTTTGCATTATATATAACATCTACTCACCGCCTTGCGTTTATATATGATCGCGCTGATTTAGATTTCTGGCTTTGTGGCCTCTGCTCTGCTCCCTCAATTGCCCCGGCAAGCATAGCGGCCTGATGCGCCTCGTTGAACGACGACATAGTAACCTTAATCCGGTTTGTGTCGCCTTTTTGCATTGCTAGTTCAGTAGCAATTTTGCAAGCCAGCGCTTGGACAAAAAGCGGATCAAATACAGTGGTGTCGGTAACGCGCAGCGTGTACCGCGCAATAGCTTGGTCTATATTACAGCAGACATATTTTGAATTGCCTGTACTGATGATTTCGTAGTCATTCGGTATCTCTGGGGCAATATTGCCTTTGTTGAATACCTTGCGAACATGCAGGGCATTAGTTGGATACTGATAAATATATAACCACACATCAGCTTCTGGGATTGTAACTGACACCTGCCCCAAAAATGCCGACTTAGTTGCAAAGTTCCAAGGGTATTGCCGTAGCAATGCGTCCCTTGTAGGTTCGTATACAAGACTGCAAGCTTCTGCCTGTGGGCTTGCTTCGCTCAATGTATTAATAGTGCCTTGACCAATCTTAGCCAAGGCCAAATTACATATTTCAACTACTGAGGCCATAACTTACCTCCCCAAATAAGAAAGGGACGGATTAACCGTCCCCAACATTAAACTCCTACAACTACGCCGCACTGTAAGAATGCGTTTACTGTTCCTGCGGTCATTGTCCCGTCAACAGTGTAATACAGTCGGTTATACTGCAAAGTACCAATTGGAATAGGAACTTGAACCAGCACAGTATTAGCTGTCAAATCAGCTAATAAAATAGTGCCAGAAGTAAACAATGTTGCATATGTGCTGAAATCGCTAGACGTTGAAGTCTGCCAGCTAATTTCTAGTGATGTACCACCAGCAAAGGCAGTGCCAACACCGGCTATTAGAAAAATCTGGTCATTGATACCAGTGCCGGCGGCAAGCCCATTAATATAGTTAGTAGAGGCCGCACTAGTTGTTACGGCCTGGTCATCTGAAAATCTAGTCAAATAATCAATTAAAGCCATGTATAATCCCTCCTTACGATATTACAGATTCAGTTAGAGTCATTTCATCTACACGACGAATAGGCACTCCCATGAATGACAGAGTAGGCCGTGGAATTCCTTGCCCATTGGTGAAAGTTTCAAGCGACAACCAAGCATTAGATTTGCTCATTAGTTGAACTCTGAGCATTGATCGTACTTTAGGGTGACAATAAAAAGCCCACCGTACGTTACCAGTAGTCGGTGGAATATCAAGAGCCATACTCATATATTTCATGACATTTGCTGATGTATCAGTTGAATCGCCAGCAGTCAGCAGGGCCGTAACATCAATATTAGCGATGCGAACCACATACCGCCAATCCTCTACAGCCATACCGCAATCCCATTGGAAGTATGTTCTATACCCTTGCATTTGACCGCCAGCAGTTGGGAACAAGGTAACTTCGCCCAGGTCATTCATATGAAGCCCAGCGGTTGAACCTTTCGGATAGATGCCATATACAGTATTAGGAGACCATCCAACAAGATAGATTGACGTTATCCCATTAGCTTTGGTAGAACCGCCAGCACCAATAACGTTTTTATAAGTAGTTCCACCAGTGCTAGACGTTAATCCGTAATATCTAGCAGCAAGGCCGTTAAACTTGGCATTATCAGCATCATAGTCGCCGCTAATAAGAGTCGACGCCATTGACTGGTTAAACCCTTCCATAATAGGCTTGGCCTGTTTTAATTTATAATCAGCGGTATTCCCATTGAGGTCTGCCAAGGCCTTGTCAACTTCGGAATAGTTACTCATTGTGCCGCACACTTCCATGATTTGACCAGTAGTTGACACGCTAGGATATACACCTTGGTTAAATTGTCTCCACGTTGGCGCCGGAATGTTTTCGCGCAAGCTAATCTTATGACCACCTGTGGAATTACCTGCAACCCACGGAATGTCGTCAAGTATTTCATTCGTTTCGGTCAATACTTCGCCAACAGCGGCTAGTTTGCCACTAGAATCTAAGTCTTTACTGATGTTGAACAGTGTAGGCCATGTATTAGTTAGTTCAGCCATTTAAATCATCTCCTTATTTACCAAATAATCTTTCAGCAAGCGACAACTCTTTTTGTGTTGCCTGATTGCCCTCTATAAACTTACCCTCACTTATTGCCTCGCCGATTTCCTTGAATATCCCGATCATCGCAGGACTATTTGCCAGCCCTGTAGCCTCCAATAGCTCTTTAAACTCAGGTGTAGCAAACTGGCCTAGTGTCTTATTAGCCAGCTCAATATCAGCTTTCTGGTACTTAGCAAGGCTTTCCTCACGCCATGCCTTACTTTGTTCTGCCGCTTGCTGCTGAATTGATTCCTGGCTGCCGCCGATAAGCTTTGCACCAACATTTACAAGTTTTTGCGCTTGTTCCTGTGATAAGCCCAGTTCTTTTGCAACATCCAAGAATTCAGCAGATTTTTCGGCATCCCATGTCATACCTTCTGGCATAGTAAAATCTTCGTATTTCTCCGGCGCAGTTGGCTTATCGCCCTTTTGCTCACCGTCTTCACTCTTTTGCTCGCCCTCACCACTATTACCGGTTAACAAATCACCTTCTGCCGCTGATGTATCGCTCTGTGCGCCAGCATCTCCGGTATCGCCAGCAGCAAATCCAGTGTCAGGTGCCGGTTCACCATCTGCGAATAGTTGTAGATCAAACTGCCTATCAGTGTTATCTTGTAAAGCAGTAAAAATCATGTTAATCACTCCCTAAAATAAGCATAAAAATAACCGGGGTATTGGCCCGGCTCAGATTGGATCACGCTCCTTTCACTATGTATCCCCTTGTGAATTTTTGTTTACCAGATAAGCAATAAGATATACAACATTGTGCAACTCCAATCCCTTGTGATGCCTCTTTAACGCTGTTGAATAATAGCGTTTCTCCACCATTAATAGGAATAGCTATTATTCGTCTGGTTGTTGCCTGCCGACCGAACAATCCTCTTTTTGATTGATGTATAATATTGTCTAGTTTAGAAACCCATTCGAGATTGCTAATATTATTATTTTTTCTGTTGTAGTCCTTATGATTTACTTCCGGTAATCCCATGCTGTTATCCAAAAACGCTTTGGCAACCAATCTATGAACTTTATATTCTAGCCTTACTCCATTTTTATACAAACGAATTTTAGGATATCCATAATGGTCTATTCCTTGTTTTACATTGCTAATCAATCCCTTTCTTCTATAATTTAAAGATCTAACATTTCCAAGGTTGCTTACTTGGTAAATACCTTCATAGTCTTCAACGTCTTTCCATATTTCCATGCCACTTTCTCCTTTATTGATAAAATAAAAAAGAAGGTGGCAGGTAATTATCCTGCAATCCTTCTTGTTTGTATCCTCCCTATTTCTTTTTGCCGCCTTTACACTTTGCCATGTCCATCACCACCTTGGTCTAATATCTGCCGCTTGATTGCTTCTGACAGTTCAATGTACTCACGCTCTGATTGATGCAGCAGGTCAACGCCTTCAAGCCCTATGGCCTTCATACTGCTTTCTAGGAGCAATGCCACGTTACGCATACCCTCGTTGAAGTATGTCCGGCTATCTCTAGTAAACGATGTATTGTTGCGACCGCACTTGAGTAATAGCCATTGAAAAAACCTGCGGCCCTGTTGTGTATCCATCAAGGCGCGAAGGTCATATAAGTTTTGCACATCTAACTGTGTGGCTACTTGCTGTTTTAGTATGTCATCACTCATTAGTTACCTCCTGCGCCTTGGTAACCGCCCGCGCCAGGTATAAGAGCATCAAGAGCAGAACCATTGCCCAACGGCGTTTGTGCTGCTGTCTGTGCTATATTAGCCGTTTGCTGTACGGCAGCCATCGCCTGAGCCGCCTGTTCTTGTTGCGCTCTCTGTTGCCTTGTCTTAGCCACTTGCTCATCCGACTTAATGATTGACGGCGAAATACCAAGCATGTCGGCGCTCTTATCTACTAATTTATCAAAGTCAATCTTGTCCAGTACCGAGCCTTGACTAAGCTGCGATAATTCTCCCGCATACTCTGTAAACTGTTGCAGCGCTGTGATACCCTGCATCTTCTGAGCTTGTGCCATAACCGATACATATTCAATCTTTAAGTTAACCCCTTGAAGCACATCGGGCGGCGGCGGCAATAGGTTGTTACGCATCGCAATGTTAAACACCCGATCAATAACCGGCTGTAAAAACTCATGCTGTAGTCTGTTAAACACTGGGCCAATACGGCTCATTTTTTCCTGCACACGCTCGATAATTTCACGGGCCGTTATCTGGCTCCGGTCAGCCATTTCATTTTCCAGCATTGAAAACAGGTCCACATAGAAATGTTTGTTTATCTCAGCTTCTATCGACTGTTTTTTAGCCTCAACCTCTTGTATTGCTAGGTTAACCTGATACAGCGATTGAACAGGATTAGCACCTACATCACGACTATAGTAAGTCACACCATTAGGTAATGTATTCACCCCGCCAGCGCTTAAAATATCAACCGGGGCAATCGTTGGCGGCTCAACCTGTTTCTTAATTCCGGTATGAATATCCTCTTCCATCGCCTGTAGTGCCTTCGCATCGCCTAGCGCATACCATCCTGGTCCGCGTCCGTATATATCAGCGCCCTTGACAGACCAGCGACTAACGGCAAATGGAAAGTCATCATACCCGCCTATTTCCAGGTAATCATCGTCTTTATCAGAGTTGCACCAATACAGGGAAATATACTTCTTAACCCACTTGATCATCTTGCCTTCAATATAGTTAGGATTAGGTATAACCAAGTGCTTGATCTTCTGGTACTTCTCGACGCTCTTGTTTTTCCACAGCACCTGTACTGTATTAGGGCAATTATCAAGGCCAAATGCTGATACCATTTCCGCGACATTCATCTGCACGTTCCTGGCGAATCGGTTAACTCTGTTACGATGATCTGTCCCAACTGCATACTCACCAATTGTAAACGTCCGGCACCATATACCATGGTCAGGGTCTTCCTCAATCAGCATCGCCGCTGTTCCTGGAGCGCCAAGTTCCTTATAAAACTCAATCGATGAATCGTAGAAGTTAGAACGAGCGAATAAATCAAGCAGTATATTGGTTACATCATCGCACCATCGTTTTACCTCGTCATTATCCTGCAATGTTGGGTCAACTATTGCCAACCTATACCACGGCCTAGACGGTGATGTAATCCCGTCTTGCATCCCAGAAGCCTGTATATTATTGGCCTGTAATGGCAACGTGTTAATCATCAGATCATCGCGGCGCTCACCATTGTTCGGCATATCCTCATCAAAGAAGCCGATGTATGGATTAATATAGTCGCGAATATCCTTCCACTTTTCCAGCCATTGTCCACTTGACTGTACGTCAAACATAGCCTTGTGTATTTTATTTAACTCGTCCCGCGTCAATGGTAGTGGTTTTTTCCCTCCCCATTTCATAGTCGCATCACTCGCCTAACAAACTTTTCTTACTTACGTTTGACGACGACAGGCTACTTGTGCCGGCAACAATATTCTTCGCATAACCATTTGCCTCGCGCAGCTTCTTGCGCTGCTTCTCCTGTTCCTCTTGGAGCGTTTCGGAATCGCCGGTTGATACAGATGTTGGCGCGGCTGAGTAGTCGCTTGAATCACTTGATACACTTGTTGAAAAACACATATTATCGCCTCCTTGCCAGCGGATTATACCGCTCACCATTATTTGCAAAGTACATACCGTTTTTATCTGCCTTGGCTTGTCGTAGAGTCTTAGGGACTACAGGATAAGCAAAGGTCAAAGCTAATGCATCGCCTAAGTCTGTAGACTTGCCAAGCCGTTCCTTGATCTTCTCTTTGGGTTCTAGCTTCATCCTGTTCGCAGTATCAAAGCTATACTCAGGCGTAACAAGGTCAGTCTTTAACTCTGGTATATTAGGTATTGCCCCGCCTCGCTTCTCTAGCCATTCGCGTACAGAATCCCACATCTCAGTCCGTTTGTTTGCATATCGTTCCTTCTTCAACGCCGCGCCGCCAAATGGCACTTCCATTACATCTTTAAACCCTAATTGTCGCAGCCTATCAATAACGCCTTCGCCTCGCCCTGAATCAATAAATACAGCATCAGGATCAAAATCCTGTATTTCAGCCGCTACACACGCCGCTAACTGCATATTGTCAATGTTGTCATATATCTTAGGATTAAACGCCTGTAAACCTCGCCGCCTAAAAATAACGCTTCTATCATCGCCAAACCTAGCCACATCAACACCTAACACCTTTTCGGCGGTCATCACATCAGCTTCGGTATATATTCTTTTAGCCGCCTCAGTAGCTACATCAATAGTAATCAGCACATTAAACGCCGATGCCGTGAAGTCACAATATAACTCCTGTCTAACCTCTGTTGGAGTCATATCTCGCTTCATGCTCTCTAGCTCATCGTCAGGTATTACGCCTGATTCATCAGCACGATACATGCAGACATACCATTCATTTGATGCACAAGCCCTCTGATATATCTCGTAAAACTGGTTTTGGCCTTTAGGTGTACCAATAAAAACAGCCCACCCTGTTCTATCAGCCAAGGCAGGCCGGATAACTTCGCCCCATAGTTCGGGCTTTATCTGTGCGTATTCGTCTATTATTACGCCATCCCAATAAGTACCGCGAAGAACGTCAGGATTATCTGCACCCACAATGTATATGCGCGCTCCTGGCGCGTTTTTATGCATAGTCGGGAATTCTATATATAAATTGGTTTCATTGGCTTTAGTTCCCGGTATGACGTTTGTATAGTATTTAAGATAATTCCATGCAATCATTCGCGCTTGTTTTTGGAATGGTGCTATATAAGCGTACTGTGGCGACAGGAGTTTATTTTGTGTTGCCCTGCGGATAAGATGGTTAACACTACCAACGGTTTTACCAAACCGTCTATGCGCAACTATAACGGCCCAACGGTACTGCTCTAATGCCGGATGTATTTTGTCGCGCCAAATCGTTCTAGGTTTATATGGAATAGTAATTTTAGGCATCATTATCCCAACTTATTATGATAGTGTTGTCGCCTGTTGTCTTATCACCAAGGCTGGCCTTACCCACAGTTTGAAAGTTTTTTAGCGCCGAAGACAATTTGTTTAGGTCTTCAACCAAGAAGCAATTGCCTATTCCATGCTGTATCTTCTCTATCCCAGCCTTGGCAGCATTAAAACAATCAAGATCAAACTGGCTACCTTCGTCAGAGATCAATTCTGCCTTTTTCTCTTGACGCTTTATTGATGTTTTATTGACGAATATTTCTCTTTGAACTTCCCACTGTTCAGCTTTAGCCTTGCGATTAACGGTTTCTGGGGCTATCCCGTATTTATCAGCAATTGACTTTTGTGTCGGATAAACTAGCTGCCCATCTTGTTCCATTCCTTCTATATACTCTTTTCTTATTTCATCCCAATTATGACGGGCCATATTATCACCACCTTTAAATACAGTTGCCTAAACTCTTTAATGTACTCTGTAACGCACTCTTGCGTTCTTTGAGTATCTTTAATGCAAAATCACACTCAGTCGCTCGCATCTTTGCGTCAATCAACTGTGGCCCAAGCTCTGCTATCGCTTGTTCAATCTCTAATAATGCCCGCTGTAATGCTGCCGGGTCGCGTTCGGCTCTCTCAGTCGCTGTTAGCATACAATGTCAATTGTCCTTCCCTCGCCCGACAAATACCATGCTTCGCGTTGTTTAGGTGTAAGTTTCCTCCATGCGTGCTGCTGTTTGCAAAACCATATACCTTTGGGGACAAGAGTAACCCAAAAATTAATCCCCCTATGTCCAACCATAAATCCATACGACGCTATCACAAACCAAATAAAATCTTTAAGCCATTTCATTGTCTATCCCTCACAATCTCTCTCAACTTATCCCGGCCTATATTGCCAGCGTGTACCTTGTTATGGCACACATAGCACAACAATATAAGATTCTCCGGCACATCATGGCCTCCGCTGCCCCGGCTCTTGATATGATGCACCTGCAAATTAAAACGGCTCCCGCAATATTCGCAGCAGCCGATCTCATGTATACGCTGTATTAGCTTTTTATCCACTACCCTGCGTGGCTTTGGTATCATGACCATATACCATATCGCTTATATTGCTTTTTACCGCACCTGTCGCAGAATCTCATCCCGAAATATGTTAGCCACTTGTGCCAGCCCAACCAGCATAACAGCCTCATCTTAGCACCCTGCCCCTCTTGCCACTGCGCACCGGCTCATGATTAAGCGCGGTCTGCCGATCAGGTTGGTACATATCACATTTCCCCTTTGTAAGTGCAATCCTCGGTGCCATGCACACATCCGTCCCTTGTCTCTCGCAATCCCGTTTATCGCATTTTACAGTCGGCATATAATCACCCCTATTTTTAGGCATTATAAAAGCCCAACAACATAAGCTGTCAGGCTCTACTTTAAAAATTAGCGGCCTAAGAATACAACATGGCCGCTTTGCAAGAACTAGACCTGGTCCAAGGTCTATTATTTGTGCTTCTGCACACTATCATAGTACCACGGTAAATTAGGACTTTGGTAAATTACAAAAGTATTTTTATAAACAACTCTGTCGAATTGCTATCCTTACCACAATATTAACCATCTCATCCCACCATTTATAAAAGGTCTGTCTAGTTGGTATATTGCAATAGCCATATTCCCTCTCATGCCAATCCGAATACCGGGACATCGTGTAATCTATCCACCCCGGCCTACCACCTGTAGATGTTTTCACTAATTCAGCCATGCGCCGTATGTCTAAAAAGGCTCGCTTTCTCCGGCTTAATGTCTGCTCTGCCATCTCAATAGCTATAATCCATCGTTTGTCATAGTCTAAATCAGCTAACCTTATGCCCTTCTTTTCTGCCGGTCTGCCTGTATCTGTACCATGTGGCATACCATCGCATACCACTGCCCCCAGGAATTGAATACTGTTCATTCTCTCTAAATAAGCCTGTCTACGTTCGGGGTACTCCAAAAGCCACTTTGCCGCCTGTTTGTTCTCGTCCTGGTAGTTTATTTTTAATGCTGCTCCCATCCTAACCCCTCCCCACAAAATCAAAGCATTTTATTTAAATATCTTTCTCTGTCACTCGGATAATTGTACTCTTGATTATCATTGTTTGTCCGGTCGCTCAGCTCAGCGCGTTTGGCATCGTTGAAATTTGTTACCTCGCTCAAGTAGCCGGTGATGCGCCTTATACGCCGTATATGTGACCATTCTCTTGCTGTAATTACAACATCCTCATTATCTAAACTAAGGCTAACACTCTCCAGCCTCTTGCCCTTTTCCTCCCAATCTTTGATTTCATCTTTTGCATATTCTAACGCTTCATCGCGTTCTATCTCATCCTGATAGTACACAAATACCCCTTCGTAACTATCACTTGCTATACAGCTTTTCATATTTGCCCCTCCCCACACGTGTAGGGCAGCTTATTCAGCCGCCCCTTATCTATTTTATTGCTACTACCGCCAGCACCCCGGCTCCGATCAGCACCAGCCAACCTACCGGAGTGCATAGCAGATAGTATAGTGTGTTAGTCAATAACCTTGTCCCCCATTACAGCCAATAGCGCAGCCTTGCATATTGCCTCCGGCGCGGTTTTGCACCATATTTTTTTATTAACACATTCTTGTGCCATGCAATAATCTATACCGCAGTATCCTTTATCACACCAATTAATCTCAAAACCAATTGTCCCGTTCTTGTCGTATTCTTCTTCGTAAAATTCTTTTTCATATGATTTTTGAATCATAAAAGGTTGTGGCATTACCTGAACTACTTCCCATGCCGTCGCAATATCTGTGCTGTAATCTGGTATCGCTTGTGGTCCAATGCATGAATTAGGTCTGCATAACATCGGGCTGAATTTAGGTCCACCTGACCACTCTCTATCATGCCATTCCCATCCCATAATCTTCTCGGCCACAAGCGCATTTAACTCATTACCTGGCTTCATTGCCAAAATATCATCCCTACTCACGGCTTGGACTCCTTTGCTTTAAGATAGCGGCAAAGCTGTTCATGCAATCCACCGGCAATATCGCATTTAATTTTGCTATTGTTTTCAGCATAATAGTCATCGCCAATCTCTATACAAAATTGTTTGTCGTCAGGATGTGGGTAAGGAGCAACAATAAATCTCGGTAAACCACTAGAGCAACCATCCAAAGTAGACAGTAAAGAATGCGCTAATCCTTCTAATTTGTATCTAGCTGTGCCTTCAACGCTTTTATCCCAGTAATTAATTAATGCAACAACATACTCTAAAAATTGCTCTCTGACTTCATCAACGGTCTTCTCTCTGCTCATTTTGATCGGCCTCCTTCGCTTTGGCTAGGGCTTCGCTAACACTTTGGACAAGCGGCGCAAGTCCTTGATATACTTCGATTAATATGTCTGTAGGTTCTATCCTGCGATATGTTTTCATAGTTTCACCACTAGCAAATAAATTCATGGTTTCGTATGCCTTTGCTAATCGCCTTTCAACTTCTTCCAATGCCCCAACCAGCACTTTTACCTTCGCCTTCAAAATGTCTATTTCTTCCTCATTTTCAATGTTTAACTGTCCAATTTTTTGCGCAGTATCTAGTTCAGCCTCTGCATTATCGGCTCTGGCTTTTTCTGCCCGTAACTCTGATAAATCTTTTTTATCAATTTAATAGCTTCAAAAAGTTCAAACGATTCACTATTCACCCTTGCTCACCAGCCCTTCGCCACGTTTCCACTATTTCATATCTTTTGGGTTGGGCCATCGGCTCTTCTAGTAAGCCCAAAGCCTCAACCGGGGATATATCATTTTCACGCAGTAAACGTAACAATTTTTGGCTCTTCGATTCGTGTGTAGGTATAAATTTAACTTTCAACCCTTGCTCACCAGCCTTTTTAGTGTGAATATTACTGGTTTAGATTTAGGTATCTCTTGCCCGCACATGAGGCAAATATCCGTATCCTTCGATTCCTCATTTTTAAGCATTGCTTTTATCAATTCATGGTTTTTACCGTAACCAATCAGCATTTACTCACCAGCCTTTCAGCTAGTTGCCACCCCGAACGGTCAACATCGCAATTTTCATTACATCTTGCTTTCCCATATACCCATTTACAATGCTGGCAATTCCCGCAGCACCGCAACGCCTTATTCTCACGCTCTAACTGCTCAATCTTGGCAAGAAGGTCGGCTCCGGCTGTTGTTGATTCAAGAACTTCCATAACCTTTCGGTAAGTAGCCGACTTTACAACAAACGCAGGTACATGCCATTTAAAATAAACACTCATAACCCAACGCAGAGCCGCGCAATCTGCCTGTTCCTGCCGTAACTGCTGGCGTAATGCTGTAACTTCATCCCCTAAAAGTTGATACCCAAGTATAGGATCAACTCCGCATTTTTGCACATTTAACGGCGACAGCTCCTGCCTTGTTTTCGTATTCCCATATATGTGTACGTTTGCCCATCGCTACCGCCCCTTTCTTACGCAACCATCCTCGTCTGCTTTTTCCAGTATCTTTTTACAACGCTTGCAAGTAACCGACGATGAAATATCCTCATAAACCTCATCTGCTAGATTCCATGTATTATTGCAAACGCTTGCGATTTTAACATCGCCGCCCAGTCTAACTTTAAATCCGCAATGCAAAAGCTTTTTCCGTTTTACAATATTGACTAATCCAGTAAAAGCCATTACTTACCGCCCCTCTAACCAATAATCGATCCAGCATTGTCTTACTTTTTTTGTCGCAGATGTTCCAGATGTTGCACAACCACATTGTTTTAATCCACAATCTGCTGGACACTCTCTGCCCATTATTTTTGTTGCTTTATTAAGAGCATCATCCTGTGCGCGTATTAGGTCTGCTATATCTTTTGCATCAAAATCCCATATAGAATTAATAATCTGGTCTTCTTGTGCGTGAGCGTTATATATCACTCGCGGGTTATGATTCATCAACTTTGTTCTGGCCTCATCAGCCGTTATCTTAGCCATTGTCCGCGCCCCCTTTGCTACACACATAAAACCACTGGCACAATTCCCCATCAGCTACACACGCCGCCTTGCAGTCATCCATTGCTATCACCTTCTAATAGCTCTGGATTATCGTATATATTGCCGACTACTTCCCCTAAAAACCGTAATGAATATTTGCTAATATCATGGACTTCGTTCCGTTTAAGGTTTTTGAATTTAAAAGTAATATCATTTTCATCCCAGAAAACCAATGTTGGAACTTTCCCATCGCCCATAGTAACAATATCGCCCTCGTAAATCTCAACGCCGTTTTTATCTCTCAGCCCGGTATACTGGTCCACAGTTTCAGGCTGTAAATCAATGCAGACCATCGAACCATCTGCCGGATGTTGTCCAATATACGACACTTTCCCATCATGATGTGCAATATCCCCATAATGCCATCTGTGATCATCTATGCTTAATCCCCTGAACTTTATCTCTCTCATTTGCTATCACCTTCAATATCTATTGCCATCTGGCAAACTTTGTCTAACGGGCAATCAGGGCAATCATCAAATAGTGGGCAATTACCGTTATCTCCAAATACGTCCCATATCGCCTGACCGAGCCGCAATTTATCCTTTGTGCTAATCTCTCTCATGCTACTGCCTCCCTAAGTTGCTCCGATGCCATTTTTAAGCCGATCAAATAAGCGTATACCCTTGCTGGAATCACGTCTCCAACCGAGTAAATCCATTCCCAATAGTCACGGTCAAGTTCTTCTATAAAGTAATACCTGTGATCTTGTAACCTCCAACCCCACTGTTGCCTATTTTCGCACCCCCTAGCTAAATCAAATAAGTCTTTCATTTGGTCGTGGTCATAATCGATTTGATCTTTTCTTAATCGTTTTAGCCACTCACGCAAGCCCTTTACCGCTTCATCCGAATCAAAGTCTATCTTTTCGTCGCAGAATGCGCTCATTTTACTTTTGAAATATCCAATATTAACATCATCAAAGGTATGAACTCCAGCCTTCCATGTTAAATTAAATACCGCTTCTCCTATATCACCAGATATGTACATCTTCGATCCATCAAAAACATAACGGCAATAAAGTGTAATACTATCTGGCCTTCCCCAATCCAGTACTTGTAAATCTCCATGCTGAGTTAATGTAGCTATATGATCTTTAAACCATTTTTCTCTGATCACTTTCTCAATCTCTCTCACACTAACCCCTCCGCTCCACTATTGGCAGTTCTCCTGCCTTTGCTCGCTTCACATACTGCTCAAACATGCAATTATCGCATCTATGACAACGCCAATTGCCTTCTCTTTCGACTTTTTCGCACTCAATTTTAGGTAAGGCATCATCTAATAGTAAGTACATCGCGTTTCTAAGTTGTTGCTTGGTATATCTCACGCTAACCCCTCCGCGCTTAATCAAAAACTTCTACACCATCATAATCTTTAGGTACTAAGCAGCACTCCATTTCATTTTTTCGTCCATAAGAAACAGCATACTTACCTTCAGCCTCGCCAATAATTTCATATTTTTTACCTGCCTTAAAATGCAGTGCATCATCACAATACATATCTTTTTTAAAAATTACGTAATCTATCACCGCTAACCCCTCCCCTATGTATAAACCCAGCATTTACCGGGCATAATATTACTGAACAGCCCAAATAATCTCCTTATTTATCTCCTTGCAAGGCCATAGCCAGTGGCCTTGTTCTTTTTTTGTCTACTCACCCCCACGGATCAATTTTCCCGCCTGTCTGCGCTATAAATAGCCACTCCGCATATTGCTTCGCTTTTGCAATCTCCTGCGTTGGATCATCTTTCTTACCACATCTCAGCACATATTTGATAATGTTGCCTTTGCAAAATCCGCAAAACTCCTCTTTCGTCATGTGCATCTGCATAATCTCAATCGGCTGTACTTCTGCTGCCTGATAATGTTTAGCCGTTGCCGCTGTACCGTCCATTAGCTCACCGCCTCGATCATAATCCTCGTCGCATTGCTGCCAGCCACAGCCAATTCCCAAGACAAGTCAATGTTTGAATCATTGTCGTCAACGATTACCCCCGATTTAACCAGACCGTCCATTATAAATTTCGGAGTATAATTGTCTTTATCTCGGCGCGCATTTGTCTTAAACTCATAAACGATATGTACTTTTGCTTTGAGTAGGTTTAACCCCTTAACTCTTGCATTGACAGCCGCCGCCCATACTTCTTGTTCCCACCGCTTTTTTATTTCGCTTTGACTTCGCCAGTGTTTCCTGGCCCACCGGTTAAGGCTAGGCGGTACATCAGGCAATATCAGTGTTATCATGCGCGCCCTCCCTTGCCAGTGTCTCAATCGCCCGGTTAATATTATCAATCATCGTACGGCATACGCTTACGCTTGTGCGTCCCTGAATAGCCAATGTTAACCACCGTTCCCGTTCTTGCTGTAGCCTCAATATCTGTTCCCGATTTTTGTTTGCTTCTAGCCACTTCATCCGCTGTTTCCCCCTTAAAAGTCATCCTTTCGCCGATAAATTTAAGTGGTACTTTTCCCCTGCCACCGTCACGGTTTTTGTCCAAAACTAGATAATAGTTGAACCGGCTTTGGCACTCTTGCATTTCCTCGAAGGTCATTTCTCGAAGTAACCCGAATAAGTCACACTCATTTTTCATCCCTCTGGCCCCTTCAAGCTTCTCATCATCGTTAACCTGAGCCAGCATTATGATTGTTATTTCAAGCTGTTGTGCCAAGGTTTTCAGCTTCTTGGCAATTGTCTTATATACTTGCCACTCAGTAAGCTTTGCATCTGCTGTATCCATCCGGCCTACATAGTCCACAATCATAAATTTCATTCCGGTCTGGGCTTTAAACCGCCGCGCTGTGCTAATCAAAGTATTTATAGTCAAGTCCGGCACTGTTACCGTGTAGAATCCTGATGTATGCATCTTATCCAGCAATGCCGCCAACCGGTTAAATTGTTCGTTGCTCAATTTGCCGGCCGCTAGGTCAGTGTGTGTGAACGATTCCCCCACGCTCAATATCGCTGCATTTCTTATGTCCATTTGCTCCGCGCCCATTTCTGTATTAACATACAGGCTTGGGATTTTTTGCGTTATCGCAATATCGCGCATCTGGTTCATAGCGAATGCCGTTTTCCCTTTACCGGTCTGTGCCGCAAATATGATTAGCTGCCCCGGTAAATAGCCGCCGTTTAAAGCGTAGTTAAGCCTGACATAGCTTGTACTTATACCCCCGTTAGACCTTTTGTCCATCCGCTCCGATACTGTGTTAAGTATCCGCTCTGCTAATTGCTTGGGCGTAACGATTTCATCAGCTTTACCGGTTGAAACTTTGTAAGTGAGCTCCTCGAAACTCTTGGCAACCTCGCCCGGATCTTCTTGATCTTCCAGACGATGAATAGCCTCCTGTGCTACCATTACTATTTGCCTGGAAATAAAGAGTTTTTGCAGCCGATCTATGTAATACTGGAAACTCGCCGTACTGTAAAACCCATCTTTCAAGAGTAGCCACGAAGTCCCATTGTGCTTGACTATATCTTTTAACTCAGTCGCTACCGTTACAGGATTTACAGTCTTCTTTTCCTCGTACATTTTTTTGATGCCATAAAATATATCGTGGCAAAAGTCTTGTGTAAAATGGTCAGGGTTAACATCGTATATGCCAGATTCCAGGCAGCTTTTATCAGCAATCATGCAAGCTAATACCTGACGCTCAATATCTAAGTCCATCATGCTAGTGGTAAACCTCCCCCATATGCTTCAGGTGCGGCCCTAGTTGGCTTTGCTCTAAAGCCATTAGCCTTCCAGCTTTTTAATACAGTGTCGATATATTTAAAATTTCTGGCGTTATGAGTTACAGCCTCACTAATCGCCATCACAATCCAATTTGGTGGGTACTCGCTAATAGCATCATCTAGATACTCTTTAGTCAAAGGGGATATTACCCCAATCTCATTCTGGAAAGTTTTATATACCTCGGCGGCGGCATCATCCGAAGAAGGATTATAGGATGATAATTCTGTATCTGTATCTGTTTCTGTATCTGTATCTGTATCTGTATCTGGGGGCGTTGCAGAAACGTTTTCTTGTTGTGCTTGCAACGTTGCATCAACGTTTCTTTTTTTCTCTCTGCAACGTTTACTACGTTCTGTTGAATTGTCCGATTCAAATTGCCGTTTTCCCCAATTGACCAATTGCCAACGTTCGTTAATAAAACCCTTATCTATAAAAAGCTGCTTAGTCTTTTTTAATTCAGCCTTGCTTATCCGCAATACGCAAAGAATCTCGTCATCCGTTGCACTATCAAGATCATCATTACATTGCATACAGAACAACATTACTAGCCGCCTTTGCATATTCTCAGGCATCGTCTGTACCTTTGGGTCATTAGCAAATTCTCCATACATCCTAAACCATTTCATTTTTTAACGTCACCGCCCCCGAATCACTTCACAAACTTTCCTATGTTGCTCCATCAAGCTCATTCCCGGCTTGAACAACCGGCTTTCTCTAAACTCAAACTCTGTCTGTACCGGCGATCCCATTGCTATGTACTTTCTATTGCACACAGGCCCATGTTTGCATCTGATTGATTCATCTTTGTGTATGGGCCTTCCACACATCTTACACCGCTCCATGCTTTCGTCTCTCGGTCAGGAACCGCCAATAATAACCCGCCATACCTAACGCTTGAAAATCCCTACGCTGTCTATACTGACTCTTAAAATCCTTTATCAAAAACGCTATATCTTCGTCTGATGATTTATTAAGTACACTCCGGTGATAAGTTTTGGCATATGCAAAGCCTTTTAAATAATCAGCACACCCCATCATTACGCCTCCCCGCATAACTTCTTAGGTATTGGGTATCATATTCTTGTGAGGCTTGTCCCACTTGTATAAGGGTATTGGGGGCGATTAAGCCCCCTTATTTACTGTGCTGCTTCTTGTTGTTCTTGCCGTTCAACAATCCGCTTATCAAGCCATTCAATTAACTCTTGCGCTTGATCGGCTGTTATATCGTTACTGCTTTCCACATTGTAGGAAGTATGGATATGGTCTTTCATTTCGTCCGGCTTAATTCCGGCCTCTTTACTCATTGCAAAAACCTTACGTCGTTGTATATCGGTGATGCGCGGCTTTGGCGGCTCTGCTCCAGACTCTAGCCACTCCATAATCTGCTGTCCGGTACTTTCATCTGGCACAAACACCTTGCTGTCAAATAGCCCTGTACGATCTTTTCCCGCCTCTGCAACGTGTTTTTTATTGTCCAGGTCTAAGACTACCGTGAATTCATATTCTAGTCCGTCCCGCTGGATCGGAGCCATTCCTTTTTTTATTGGTACTTTTTTACCACGTTCGTCAGTTTCAATCTCATAAGCTGTCTTTGACCGCATTGTCACGATAATGTGCATCTTTGATTGCAGGATGGTATCAACTAATCTGTTGTGCATCGGCGTTACATCGCGCCAAGCGGCAAAAGAATTAGCCTTGCCAGTTTGCCGCTTATCAACTTCCTCCAACAGACCGCCCTGCCCAGCCCAAGCATGTGTCAAGCTGTCAATTATCAGTACATCATAACCTGCCGCCTCTGCTTCTTTGATTGTCGCTATGTATTTTTCAACGGTGAACGGTGGAGCTATTTCGGCTGTATCATAATCGCAAAGGTGACTGTAAAGCGAACCACTACCGTTTTCGGTGTCAAGTAAGGCAATCTTGCCGCCAATACCATTTGCTATTTTTAACGCGCTATAGGTCTTACCAGAACCGGAAGGCCCACATAAGGCCAACCGTAATTTTATTTTGCGTCGCTCGGCTTTTTTGAACATTCAGTAGCCCCCCAACTTTTTGATTAGGCCGTTTATCACATCTTTACTGGCTTCTGAAATATCATGTTTGCCAGTATTATATTCGTAATAGCCAAAGCCGTTAACGTGTTCCCTTTTGCAAACCTTCCAATACATTCTTAGAGCTAAAGTATTATCATCAGAAGGCGTAAATGGTACTGCTTCAAACTTTGACTCAGGCTTGCCCCAGATGACTTTCGGCTTCGGTTGGCAGTTGTATCGAGCAATACGACATTCCTTGTTGTAATTGTCGTATACAACATTCATATCCATCACACAGCCACCTTCGCCTTATCGTACTGCGGTAACACAATCAATACCTGAGCTTTTCCGCTGCCGAATATTGGTTTCTGGCCCTCTACACACACTGACCAATTGTCATTATCAAACCTGGTTACTACCTCTTGCACATCATAATCAGCCGCCAAATGCTCTGCTATGTCATACCGATCCACCGCTTTAAGCAGCTCATTTATATCTCCACGCCGTTTTAACTCGGCTACTAACTCCTCTGTACCTGCATCAGCTAACCTTGTTGCCCAAGGTCTAACCGCTTTTTCTAACATTGTCAATTCACCCTTTCATATGGTATAATCAACTTAGTCGTGAGATTCTTTTTCCGCACCGCTCAAACGGTGTTTTTCTTTTTCTACCTCCAGGGCTAGTGATGCAGCCCTGATAGTTTTATAATCCTCGCATAAGTCCTCCAAGCGGGGCAATTCGTCCGGCGTGATCTTACCGTCATCCAAGATGGTTAAGAGATCATGCCGCTTTTTTATGATGTTCTCGGCTGAGTTAAGTATTTTTACCCCTGCCAAACTTGGAGATATTTCATAATACTGATAACCAAGACACTTCCCTACGCTGCAACCGTTACCACAATGCCACATCATCAGCCGGCTTTGTGCCTGATAAAGGTCATCCATCAATACAACTTTGTCCGGCGGCACTTCTTCTTCGCCATATTCAATCCGGACAATTCGCTTTCTGCCCATATTTAGAAGTGCTTCGGCTGTTAAAAGTGATATTCCGGCACTTTTTCGGCAATCTTGATACATCGACTTTCACCTCTAATCTCTGCTACAATCTAATCGTGAGGTTAACACCCTCCCCACTTTACGGCCTACCTCCTTCCCAGGGGTGGGCTTCTCTTTTACCACTGACCACCACGCGCCCAGTATCGCGCCCATGCCCGTTCTGGTGTTACCCGAACAATTTGCAAGGGCTTTTGCTTACCAAATAATCTTCTTAAAAATCTCAACAAAGCTTGTCTACTCCCTTCTCGCGCCGGAATTAACCGGCTTGGTCATTAGATTTTTCCTTTGCTTGTTCCGCTGCTTTGATCAGTCGCCGCCGAAATACCTCGGCAAGCGCTCTGTCAAATAGTTCCTGCCCCGCTGCGGTTACTGGGCAATCAACTAGCTCTACCATTGCCACCACCTCAATAGATCATATGTAATAACGCCTTGTCCTGATCACGCCCCCTTCATCCAGTTTTTCGCTGTGGTTTCTCGCCGATCAATTCGGATACACTAACACCAAGCCCTGATGCTATTTTTTCAAGTGTCGGTACTGTCGGTTGTTGCCCTTGCAAAATCCGCGATATTTGGGCTTGAGAAACGCCAGAATTTTTTCCAAGACGATATTGTGAAACATTTTGTTTTATCATAAGCTTCTTTAATAGCTCTTGTAGTTTCATTGACTGCCCCCCTTTCACTTATATTATACTTACGTCTTCGTATGTATGTCAATACCAATTCGTAAGTATTTTAAAATTTATTTTTGCAATGTATAATACATACGAGAATGTATATGAGGTGTAACATGAATATTGGCAAGAAGATTATTGAACTAAGAGAAAAAAGGGGCTTGTCACAATATCGGCTTGCTAAGGAAGCGGGAGTTGGTCAAGGAAGAATTAGCCAAATAGAATCTGGCAAAAATCCATCTCCAACAACTGCTACTCTTCAAAAAATAGCGCAAGCTCTTGGCGTTTCGATGTCTGAGTTTGACGATAATAAATCTGAGGCAGCTAATTTGCTACCTCAGATTATGGAAAAATATAAAACTATGGAAATGAACGAAGAAGAAAAAGAAGCCTATCAAGATTTATTAAAAATGTCAGCCGATGAACAAGAAAAAGAATTAGTTGAACTCCTCGGCAAATTAAAAAGCCTTCCGGCTGAACACCGGAAAGCTCTAGGATTAATTATTGATTCGCTTTCAAAGCTTTCTTCTTCGTAATAATTTGATCTAATAATAATCTTCCCAACAATTCAAGAGTATCAGTATTCTTCGAATCACCCACGATGTATACCTCCGTCTGCACAACGAATTATCGAACATATGTTTGGTAACTACTTCATCATTGACCGCCAAAATTCCTTTGAATCAATGTAAAAATTGGAAGAAATATTAGTGCAAAGTCTAAAAGAATATGCAAAGCTACGAATAGTAATTCGACTAAATTTATATAGATAGCATCACTCCCTATACCCATATGCCAACCCTTTGAAGTAGCCTAAATTTGGGTATAGGGAGTCAGTTAATTCGTGTGGAAAATTCCAAATTCCTGCAAAAATTTACAGAATCTTCTCGTCAAATAGTGACATTTTTTGTCACTTAAACCATATTTAAGGTTTCTGTTGTAATTGTTCTACGGTTATGCCCAAGGCATTGGCGATTTTGACAACCTCATCAAACTTAGGTCTTTTATGGTATGTCTCTATTTCGCCGATTGTTGACGGGCCTATCTCCGCTCTTATAGCTAACTCTTCTTGTGTCCACCCTTTTTTCTTTCTCCAATCACTGCAATAAATATGATAAATAATAATACAACACCTAACCTTAAATGTGATTGCAATAGTATACAAAATCAACATTTAAAGGAGGTATGATTTTGACTAGCAAGTCAAAATAAATAGACACGGCAAATTGGACAAGCCGTGTCTTTATGTTTGGAGGAGGGTTTTATGACAAAGAAAATTGCATTTGCACACGGGATTTTATTTTTTATCGTATGTCTAATAGTTACTTTTCCTTTTGCTTGGAGCTATTATCATGAGGATATTACCCGTTTAGAAGCAGCTTATTCTGATAAACTAAATTTATATCCACCTACCGATGAAGAAATAGCCAATTATGAACTAGCAGATAAGCAAATGCAAATTAAACAAAAAGAAGCAGAACTTACTTTGCTCAAACTAGATATACCTATACCAGACGATTTTGGCGATAATTATTCTGTTGAATATCCCAACGGCCATAATCCATCAAAACAAGAACTAACAACTCTGATAAATAATGTTAACGAGAAGATACATCAATTAGAGTTTTCTTCGCTCGGCATTTCTATAATATTTGGGGTCGGCGCAGGAATTAAAAGTTATCTAGATTTAAGGAAATCATCACAACAAGATAATAATGGAGTTGATTTCGGTGAGCGATAACAGTTTTCGCTTAACAGTCTGCATTTTATTAGCTGGCATTTTATTTGTTCAAATTATTGGCACTTTTATCAATAAACCTCCGACTTATGGGGATTTCGTAAACGCCAAACAGCCAGAACTAAAGAAACAATTATCATTAAAAGTGCCTCTTGCTCACGCTCAATTAAATGAGCCTATATCTGTAGAAATAACTAATACGCCATTAGATGTTGATGTAACAAGTATGCCATAGGGAGGAATATTATGAAACGATTGGCACTTATACTTCTTACTACCTTATTATTAACAGGGTGTGGGACAACCACGCCAACCCAGTCATCACAGGCTGCGTATGTCGCCAGTTCAACTTCTGCTAAGTTCCATAGGCCAGACTGTCAATGGGCGCATAAAATTTCAGCAGGAAATAAAATTACTTTTTCTACTCGTGAAGAGGCTATAAAAAAAGGCTATGAACCATGCAAAGTGTGCAGACCATAGATAAATACGTTTAGGAGGGTACTGTGTATTTTTTATTCTCACTTATTAGTAATACAATTGGGGCTATTCTATTTCTCGTTGGATATATAAGCGGTATTGACTATTTAATGATAATTGCAGGTATATTGCTAATTGCCGGTGGCGAACTTTTGATTTTTATTAACCCCATAACGCTTATAATAGCTTTAGCATTATCTTATTTTTTAACGCCTTGGTATACTGGTTTCTTGTGGGTAATGACTTTAGTGTGGCTACTAGGAGGACTTTTAGGCAATTTCGTAAACCTCTACAATAGAGCTTATTGCGAGTACGGGAAACTTACTCAAAGAAACCAGTAAATAATAGGAGATAAAGGAGAAATAAAAATGGATAATGAAACTGAATATGAAGTGTTAAAAACTCAATGCATTGTTAAACGGGCGGGGAAAAGTTTAGTTGCTATTGTTGACACTATTTATATTGATGAAATTCCTCATCTTGTCTTTGAGTGGCAACAGCAAACTGACGGTACGGAAAAGCCCGCTTATATGGTTCCGCTAGATCCACAATATTTTAGTAGGATTCCTGGCGAGAAAGTAAACGCTGTTTATAAGAATCCTGTTGACGATCCAATTTCTCTTTCTTAGCAGCTCCAAGCATTTTTTTAAATTCTGCTGCCAATCTAGGATCATCTGCCGACCCTAAAATAGTAACTCCGCTTCTTGTTTTAAGCAT